ATGGGTTGGTACGGACCGCTGTGTATTCCCATCTTGCTCGTAATCTCTCTCCAGGTGCATGCCGCAGGTTGGGTTTACCTGCCCCTTCACCAGTTATTGGCTCCACTGGTGTCAAACCTGAATACCGAGCGGGCTGGCTAAACAATAGTAAGCGTTCTGACTATTACACAGCACGCACCCACCGCGCAACTCTTGGATTGGGGGGTGGATCTGGAGGCTCTGCGTTTTCAAGACACACCGAACGTTATACCAACGATCAGAGTCCTGTTGCTCATATCGTTCGCCATTTCACCAACTTGGATCCTGAGGCTGTGCTTCATTCCGAATCAACTGGCTATTGTCTACCGGATGCCATTCCTATCACTGCCCAACCAGATCCCGTTGATGACATCAATGAGCCCACTGACGATGTTTTGCGTGAGACTCTAATTCCAGAGAATCCATTTGTCACAACCACACAGCATATTCACGACGGTGCTCCTGACGCTCTGCATCATACTCGCGCTGACAAGATTACGGACATTTTGGGCCAACGAAAGCGTATCAGATTGGGCCAACATAGCGCACCTTGGAGCAGAACAGATCAAAGACGTTTGGATTCCCTGAAGAGGGGTTTCAGGAAGTTTTTCGACATGCAGGCCTGGGAGAGTGAGCCCATCAACATTGCCCTTATGGAGCAATGTGAACGTGAGAAGCTTGCTTCCTGGGCTAGCAAACGTACTAAGAAGGTGCTGCAACAAAGCATAGATAAACAGGACTTGGACATGCCCTTTACATTTACTAAGTTGTTTCCAAAGGGGCAGACTATTAAGAAGAAGGCTAAATGGCGCTGCAACGCATTTGCTAGCCAGACTATTTCTGACTTCCACCTCGGGAGGATCTTTAGAGATTCACCTCGTGCACTGTACTTGGAGAAGATGGCTTTGAAGCATGCATTTGCTTCCACTTACTTACATTGTCGTGCTTCTCCGGATGATTTGTCTCGCTGGTACCAACAGCATTGGGGTCCTGGCACCATGACCGGCAATGATTACACTGCTTGGGACTCTGGTATAGATCACGTCTTTCTAGAGTTTGACCTCTGGCTGATGGAGGTCTGTCATTTCCCGGTGGAGTACCTAGAACGATTTAAGTACGAACGATTACATACTTATTCCTTTCTTGGGGTCCATAAGCCTAGGCAGGAATCCGGTGATAGATGGACTTGGATTCTCAACACACTACGCAATGCAGCACTCACAGGAGCCAGCCTTGATTGTCCACAACGCACTCCCATAGCTATCAGCGGTGATGATTCGGTGACTCGCGGGGCTTGGCGCAAGACAACTGGTTTTAATCCTTCTGAATGGCTCATGGTTCCAAAGCGTGAGGAAGGCACCACTATGGAGTTTTGCGGTTTGATATTTGGTGGCCACGACGTTTCTTTTGATCCGGCCGTGGTTCATTGGCGCTCTCGCTTTGGTTTGCAACAGGGTCGCTCTGATCCTGACTATTGGTTATCCATCCGCCAAGCCATAATTGAGACTTCTGCCAAGCTTGGCCCTGAGTCTCCCAAGCTCGCCGGTGCTCTGCTTAATCTTCGTCGTGCTATACTCTATTTCAACCTACCCACCAACTTGGATATTCCGGATCCTCCCCCTCCTCCTATTCATCCTGTCGATGCTTTGCGATCCAGTTTTCTCAGGTGCTGCCTGGGATTTCTCAACTTCATTTCGCCGATCCGATTTCTCTAGAACCTTCCCGGTGCAGGCTACCATAAAGTGCCCACAAAGGCAGTTCACGGCCTCCCCATTTCGAAAACCGTGTCCCATTCTTTAAACCCTGACCCATGGTCCCACCGCGAGGTGGTCTGTCACACAATTTCCGGACCTTGTCGATTGTGTGGCGTGTTCTAGCGCCTTGTCAGGAGGCCCGTTGCTAGAGCTGTCTCAGCCGATCGTCTAGGGAGCACGTTGGGTGCTATGAAGACGAGGAGATCCCGGAGATGTGCTGGAAAAGG